ACGTTAGCGGGGGCGGTGGTGTCTAATAGTTTAGCAGGATCAATTGGTGTAACAGCAGTACCAGCAGCATCTTCTTTATACCGCCCGAATACATCGTAATGACGAATCTTGACATATCGTGTCGAGTAATCAATGCCGCGACTAATACTGGCGGTAGTATCGGTACCAGTCCACACCGCCGCATATGTTCCACCCAATGTGCTTGAATCATGAACTTCTGTGTACGAGTATCCTGCCCATGCTGGTTTAGTCCACGAAACTGTGTAACCTTTAGTGATAGCGTTAACTGATCCACCAGTTGGTACCGCAGTATTGTCTGTGGCGGTAATTGATGAAACTGCTGCACCAGTATTAATGTTACCGACATTATCGCGCGCCTTAATTGTTGCAGAAATAGTAGATTTAGCAGTTCCCCATAGTGCTTTGTTTTTGTCAAAGTCTAACGTAAATACCTGACCAGTACTTCCAGGATCTGCAAGTTGAGTTACTGTCTTAGGATCAGTTGGTGAAGTATCAAGAATAATAACAAAGTCACGTAAATCTGCATCGGCTGGCTTACTGAAGTTAATCGTGTAATCAGTACCGCCAAATGTACGAGTAATTCCTGTCACCGCCGCTGGAGCAGTAGTATCAACTGCTGCTGCTACTGGATCAATTGGCGTAACGGCATATTCGGCACTGTATGTTCCCATGTCACCAAATACATTAACATGTCTTATTTTTACATATTTAGTACTAGTAGCAGAAACTACTGCTGAACTTGCAGTTCCTTCCCAAACAGGACTTAGTGCTCCACCGCTGGAGTTAGATGAAGAAACTCGTGTGTAAGAATAATCAGATGTTCCAGGCTTTGACCATGAAGCAGTATATGAGTAATCACCGGCAACTACAGTTTCTCCTGAAACGGCGGGTGCTGCTGTAGAGTATGTAGCATTAGCGGAAGCCGAAGCAGAAGACTTGTTACCAAACGTATCAACTGCTTGAATAGTAACCGCTATTGCTTTTTGTGCAGTACCCCAGGTTGACTGATTAGCAGACAAGTATAAATCGTATGTTTCTGTTGCTGATCCAGTAGCATACATTGTTTTCTGTGACGTAATTGAATTAGCGGTAAAGTTCAGCAAGTACTGTGCTACGTCGGACTCTGAGTTCTTGGCGAATGACACATGGAATGTTGTTCCTACCCACGATACTGTTGGTGTTGCTGGAGTAGCGGGGGCGGTAGTATCAACAATAACAGGATTTAATGCTGTTACTGTTTTACGAGTACCTGTTTCTGGACCCGCCGTTCCGAACAAATCGCGGTAACTTACGTCTGCGTATCGTGCTGTGTAGTTGGTAGTCTGCCAAATGATTGTTGAGTCGGTACCCTCAAGTGTCTGCAACAAGTTACCATTAGATGCTGCATCATAAATCTTGACAATGGTTGACAGATAATCATTAGGCTTTCCAGTTAGTCCACTCAAATCAAATGAGTAGGCTTGTGTCATTCCAGTTGCCGACCATGTTCCGGTTGGTGTCGATGGTGCTGGGTTTGTTCCACTACCAGTTACACCAGTAGACACGTTATTGCTTGTGTCTCGTGATTGTACTTTGATGTATAGCGTGGCTTGTGGCGTAGTGAATTCTTTACGGTTGACTTCTAATGGGAACTCAAAGCGTGGTGTTGGTGAGTAATAAATACGAGCATTTGAATATGCACCATCATTAGAAATAGTAACCTTAAAGTCTTTAAAGTCTGGACTTAACCGTGGCTGTGTATCGCTCCATGTTGCTACGAATGTTGATTCAGCAAAGTTAACAACAAGTGTATCGGCATCGGCGGGTGCTGTTGTATCAATTGGTGCAGTATACTCGTATGACTCAGACCATTCAGACTTATTAGATTCAGAATCAATACTGCGAGCCTGCAAGCGATATGTTGTTCCAGGTTTGAGTCCTTCTACTCTCAGTTTCACAATGACACTTCGAGACGGTATTCAACATCTAGCACACTGTTGGCATCCTTATAGATTGATAATGGGGCGGTGCGACTAACAAGAATATAGTCAGGATTGTTTACATCAGAATCAAATACTCGTAGTCCATCTAGCATTAACTTGTTTTGAATCTCAACGTATGGGCCTGTTCCTGTAGCCGCCGCCGAAACAATGTCGGCACCAGTATTGTCATACACAACAGTTGATCCAGTTGTTCCCGTCTTTGCAATATACGTTCCATTGACATCGGCTGAGTTACCAACATTACCAACATAAATATACTGTCCTACAGAAATTCCATGAGCAATGCTTGTTGTCAATGTAGTGACATTACTAGTACGAGCAACGTTAGTAACTTTCCATCCTTGTGTAACAGCCGTTGGTGACGTTCCCGTTGCTGCTTCAGAAACAACAGTATTGCCGTCTTGTGTGTATGTTAGCGTTGCACCCGTTGGCGTTGCACCAATAACAAAAGATCCATTAAATGAACTAGAATCATTTGTTAAATTACTAATCGTTACCGTATCGCCAATAGCAAAACCATGCGTAGCAGATGTAGTAATTGTCACCAAATCATTAGCGTCTCGTGCTACGTTACTAACAGTTTTACTATTATTATCCGTCGTTGCAGTAATTCCAACCGAAACCTTATCAACATTGCTCCAATCAAATGCGGTATTGTCAAGTGTTCCTTTGGCTACTGTAAATGTTCTGTAAGGATTATTAGAATCGTATGCAGGAATTGTCCAAGTATAGGATACTGTGTCTCCGTCACCGTCCGTAAGTGTCAAGACGAGTCCGGTAGCATCACTAGAATAGGTACCAATAGCAATACCAATTTCATCGGTAGCAGAGTACCCAGCCAAATCAATATTAGCAAAGTCATACGTCATTGTAGTGATTGTTCCATCAGTATCTTGCTGTGATACTAACGAGGAGTCGCCGATTCGATTGAGCGATCCGTCAGAAATGGTTACAAATGTTGGATTGGCACCGTCCGTTGTTGCCCACGGTTCATCGTTATCAAACTGTGTAAGAACTGTACCAGTGTATGCACCAGATGCTGGATTCTTATCAAAACTGAACAGACCCATTTCTTTGATATTCATTGACAAACCTGCCGGGAATGATGCTTTAAACACTACCTTTTTATGTGCTGTATCGCTAACGTCTACGGTGCCAAGACTAACTGCTGCACGAGTAAATTCAAATCCTAAATCAGTGTCGTCAACTGTTGGCGCTGTGGAAACGGTACCTAATGCAATACTGCGAGCATAGGTTGGAACCATACCAGCCAAATACCTAAGTATTGCATCCTTACCGGCGGTGGTAATAGTATTAACGGACTCACCGGCTTTTTTACCATCAATGTACCAAGTATACGTACCAGTGATCATGCGTACCTTGCCTCGTAATTAACTGCTTTATCAACATCAGTAATGTCAAACTCTAGATCAACAACTACGGTACCATCATCTAGTGGACGTACGGTTGAAGTAATAGAACTAGAAATAATGGATGGCGGTAGTAATGAAGGAGGATCTGGTTGTGCAAATGTCTGAGAATATGCTTCGGTTTCTTCATTATCTGGCTCATAATCATCGGCCGGATTAAACTCTGCCGAATTAGCCTCAACTTCACCAGCGTCATCAATGGAGTATTCTCGTTCATTATCGCGCCAAATGATTTTTACATCTTCTGGGATAGAACTGGGATCTGAGCCAATGTTAAGAATTACTCGCTTTTGATACATACCTACATCTTATCGTGGATGTAAACAAAAATCAAATCTCTACCGCTTCAAGACTAGTTTCTAGTCCTTCCTTCCATCCCACCGACAATTTTGTTACGGTGAAGCGTTTATTGGCGGTAAGACTCAGTTCACTATGACGAATAGTAATGATGTCACCAATTTCAATTAGTGGGGTGCCAACCACAGTCACACTAATGCTATCTTTTGGTTTAGACATCCGTGACTGTACCCACGTAGCAATAGCATTGGCAGAGTCATAGTCCTGAAGCCAATCGGAAGAGAATTCAATGGCATCTTCAGATCCACCAAACTCATTTATTTGTTTTTCTACCACACCTTCTTTGCCAGGGTGCAGTACGCGACCGAAGATAGTAAACAATTCCTCTTGATCAGCACTCTTGCCATTAACCATTTGTGTTTCTGTTGTAAGGTTATGTAAAGAAAACTTTGCGCCGAATGGTGTGTACTGAAAGTCTTTAACAACCACATTGTTGTTTGACGTAACATATTCTACAGAGAACGCAGGATACTCATAATCAAATCGTACATTTGCCTCTAAAACCATAGTAGCATTGTGTGGTTTTTTTGGCGTCTCCTTTGGCTTTTCCTTTTCTGCTGGTTTCGCAGCGGCAGCATTAACTCCAGCAGCAGCAACATCGGCGGTTACCGTAACATCATCAGCCATTATCTTTCATCCCTTCGTACAACCTGTGCGCCTTGTTTACGTAACGCCGTAAGATATGCGGGCCATTGCCAATTACCGGCATTGGCGGCTGCCTTTTGACATGGAGCCTTATCACCCATCCACTTTTTATCAAAGAATGCTTTCTTTTGGGCCGGTGTCATTCGTGCGTATGGTCCATACTTGTTACACGCATCCTGTAGTTTTTTCTTCATTTGATCAATCTGATTGTCAACGAGCGTTGCTGGATCAATCCATTGCTTGCGTGTTAGTTTCTCTGGATGTCTAATTGCATACATTGCTTGTACGTATCCTGTAGTACCTTTGTCAAAGAACACACCGCCATTTTTGCGGCCAGTAACATTACGAATAACATCACTATATGTCGCTACTAATTGTGTATATATGTATAGATCAAAATATCTACGTCCGTCTGATATGTAAGAAACGACTTCTAGTTTTAATCCATTCTGCATAATTCTATCTGCATTGAGTGCTCTAAAGTTGAAGAATTCAAGTCTGAGGTTTTCTGCCCGCGTATCTAGTTTTGGCTTATTCGCTTTAGTTTGTGTAGTTGTGGTAGAGAATACTTGTGCATAAAAACTACCAAATTTTGTTGTGTATCCAGGCAGGGTTGAGTCTAGTGCCTCAAATCCAATGACATAGGAATGAAGATTTGGTTGATTTGCTCCATAGATTATAAGACCTACACGATTCGATCTATTAGTAAGGCGATCAAGATTAATAACCGCTCCGACGCTATCATGAAGAATTCCTGTATCCCAAAATACCCACTGTGTCCGATCATTATTGAGTGGTAATCCCGGTCCACCAGGAACGATAGGCAATGTTTGTCCTGGTCGTGGCCCCTTATTGGCTGCTGGTGGAACAATTGATTTAGACGGTGGTGTGCCAGAATCAGTATTAGGAAAGACTTCTGGATAATTCTTCTTCAATTGACCCTTGCCAGTAAACTTGGGCGGTAGACCATCATTGAGTTCAACCATCCTGGCGCGGTCATCGGCATTCTTAATAAACATGTACGCTTTACCTGTACCCGCTGATCTTTCCGCAAATGCTTCTAAACCAGCATACCTATAGGTTTTATCTTTATACTCAAAGACACCGCTATATTCGATGGGATCACTTTCTATTTTGATAATCTCACCAAATTCGGGATTATCATTTTCGTTCATTCCGCTGCTATCAAACTTAAAGTATCCATTCTTAACTTCTGTAACAATGAATGTTGCTATGGGCCAAGGGTTGGGGGGTTCCCACAATACAGCATTTTTGCCTACGTCCTGCATGGCACCAGCGATTCCAGTTGTGCCTTCCTTGAACAGATTAACATTCTTGTACTTAACAATAATCTTAGAGGCAGAGTCTAGTTTCTTTTGGCTAGCTTCAAGAACTTCATCATAGCCGCCCTCAACAATGTTACTCGCGTCCGTTGGGCTATATGTTACCTGCATATTGTAAAGGTAGATGCTATCTGTAAGTAAACCAGTCGCAGGCGTAATAGTAATCAACTTTTCTGTTTCAGAGGAACTCGTTGTAAAGGTAATGTTGATTGGTACCCATGCATTCTTTGTGCTGACCACTTGCGTGCTACCAGCGGTCAATGTGACATTTGATTGACCAGTGGGCAAGAATATCCAACCAGAAACGTTATATTGAGTACTAGGACTCAGACTCTTTGCTTTCCAACCAGCAACACCGGCGCTCGTATAATGAGCGGTGCCAATCTCCCCCGATGATGTTAGTACTGCGGTAGCAACTTTACTATACGTTACTGTATAAGAAATACCATCCAGTACTCCTGCGGTAACACCAGTTAGTGTCACGTTACCATCAAAACTTGAACCCAAGCCACTAATAGTTAACGAGGAACCATTAACGGGCGCAGGAACATCATTGTGCGCTGGAATCAGCACTAGTGTCGCAACCGTACCACTATTTGCGTATGAGTACGTGTAAAAATCTGGTTCTCGTGTCATTTTAATACACGTAGGAATCTGTTCAATATTTGAGCCAGTAGGTGCCGCGGCTGGCAACGGTACGTTTTCCTGTACGTTAAAATTATAGTCGTTACCTGATGATTCTAGATCTACCGCCGGTACCAAACGATCACCGACAAATCCACCAATAATGTCATAGTCTGTTAGACGACCAAACGCGACATTTATTCCACCCTGCGTACCAACAGTATTGTTGCTAAGGATAACCTCATTGCCGAGGGTGCCAGTACCGACCGCCATTACTACAGTATTTGCTGGGATTCTTTCGTATCGTGGAACACCAGTAGTAGCATTAATTTCAGTTACTAGCATCCCAGGAGTAATCCTTGATAAGTCAGCCTTCCCGTACGACGTACTTCCAGTAATGGTGATCTTGTTTTGTCCACTAGTTGCGCTAGCAATACGAACAAAGTAGGGTGCATACAAATAGCCCTTAGACATAATGTGCAACCGGCCAACTTCATCAAAATACAATGAGATTTGAAATACTTCGGCAATGTCTTGCAGAATCTTCCACGGACTATCTTCTTTCTTTGTCCAAATGAACTTCATTTTTTCAAAGTCATCCATACCATACACTACGTAGTTACCGAAACTTACAGAATCAAGGATGGTAACTATGGCGTCCTTGACTGAAGTTGTTTTTCGAGAGTTAACGTTGCCATTGTAGAAAAAGATGTCCTGACATTTATTGTTTTGCAGAATTAATGACTTGTCTACCAATTTTGCGCCAGCCTTGTCGCGTCCGTCACTCGACCATTCATCGACCAACATAGTTCCAAGTTTTACCGGATTAGTTACACCAGTATAGTATACAAAGAAATGCAAAACACAATTCTTCTTAAATAATTGATATAGTGGACCCTTGGTGTAGTTTTGATCAAATAAACGTGAATCATTCAAAAAGTTTACCGACCCAGTATTTGTTGATGACCTACCAATTGGGGCAAACTTACTATCGTCTGCTAGTTCCTTATCAATACTAAAATCTGTTGCATAGTCTGTGGCATCTAGTACTAGTCGAGCGGATAGTTCTGCTACGCTAATGTATTGCCTGTCACCAGTAGTTGTATCAATAATCATACGAACGGCATCGGCATTGACAACATTTTGATTGACTGATGGATTAAAGTATGACTTGGTTGTAGTCCATGTGCTACCATTGTAGTATATATTAAGGCTCCTGATATTGTCTACCTTGGTGTCACCTATCTCATCTTCATCAGACAACTCGCTTTCACTAGCCATACTATACACTGTTGTCCAGGTGCCACGACTTTTAATCTGAACTACCGCCGAATTTGGTGTTCCATAACTAGTTTCAAATTTTGCGGTAATCTTGTTGATCGGCACTTCTTGTACGCTACAAGCATAACCAATGTCATCGTCAGGATTGAGTTCTACTGGAGTGCCAGTTGGACTCTGAAGCGTTTGTGAAATATTAGATGCGAGTGTAATCTTATCGAACACCCACGGAGTCTTTGGATTAGTTGACTCTAGACGCATTACTTTCTTTGGCCCATCAACGCCCAGATTTACATCGACAAGCATCAGATAATCTCCGACACGAACATTCTCTAGGGCACGCTCTAGCGTGATAACAATCTTTTCACCAGTCTGCTTAACCGTCAATACTTCTGCACGGTCCTTGACATACTGCGTGGTAGGCTCAGCATTGGTAATCATATACGTTGTCGGTAGCGTTCCAACATTGTAATAGAGCCGCGCACAACCAGTAGTCGTGTTACCGTATCCACCAATATTGGCGGTGGTCGCAACAGCAGCATTGTTAGCAATAATAATGTACGCAGTATATTCCAGCACAACCTTAGACGTACCAGCACACGTCAACGTGTTATTGTAAATGGTAGTGCGAACAACCGAAGCATCACTATTCTTGCCAGACAAAAGAATCGCACTCTTTCCAGCGGTGGCGGCGGCGGTAGTTACACCGGAGATATAATTGTTTGTTACCGTTCCCAAATCAGCATGTATCTGAATAGCATTGTCTGTGGTGCCAGTAATCGTACCGCCCTGAATTGCTGTATTGTCACAGTCCGTTAAATCAACTCCAACATTTGCTCCGGTCAGCGTACAGTTTTTAATGCTAATATTTGTATTCTTTTCAGATACACTCGCGCGATCAACGTTTCCCCTAATACCAAATACCGAACTAAAGGTAGAGTTATAAATTTGAATATTATCACACGCGTCAGATTTATCAGAAAAGTGGTGACTAGTTAAATGAACTCCAGCGGGATCGTTACGCTTATCGGCATTGTTAGCATTGGTTTGAGTAATGCCACTAATTTTAATGTTAGTGCAACCCTCAATATTGATCGAATGATTATTACTGGCATTACTTAACGTAGCACTACAAATCCATACAAAGTGTGTATTAGACATACTGAAGTGACCACGGTTAATTGATGTTGTTCCTTGAGCATTCCATGTTCCACCAACAATAATATTGTTGCCCGCCGCAGTTGCTTCATTGGGAGCCAGTGACATTACGCCAGTAGCACCAGAAAATGCTGGTACCCACTGTGTAGGTGCCTTGATAACAATGCTGGTTCCGCCGAGAGTGTACGAAACAATAGTGAACGTATATGGCGTCTCAATAAGTTTACGAACCGTTCCGACCGCTTTAACGCTAAGTACCCACAATGACATTTTTGCACCAGCGATCAACGATTGCTGAATGTTGGTAGCGGGCGGTGCTGCTAATGTAAGCGTTGTTGGCGACGATGGATTATAAGATACACCAGTAACATTGGTACGAGAATTACCAAAGTATGCCATATACGGATAGTCGGTTACGGACGGATTATAAGTGATTGTTCTTCCACTAAAGTCTAAATAAACATTGGGAGGAATTATCATTGGTTCTGTCAGGGTAATGTTACTAGTAAACTTTACCCCGCCACCGCCGGTATAACTACACGCACTTAATACTTTATTGACATCTGCTGACGTTGCCGCACTAGATCCAATAATCATTGAGACAGTGTTATCTGTAATACCAAAGTTACGAACAATTGTACGAGCGGATGCATAATGACGCACACGAATAAAGTTAAAGGTAAAAGTAATGGCTTGACCAATAGCAACGTCATTTGGTAGCCTATCTTTCAATGTGATGACTACCCAATATACACCCTTGCGTCCAGGGGCACCAAGTCTTTGCCATCCGGCAATTTGTGTTTTGAATCCACCAATGGTTACCGGAAGCCCTGTCCTTAGCAATCCATAAGTATTGTATGCAAATACTAGCCTTTTTGTTCCTGCCTTGGCTGGGAACGCAACGTTTTCTGTTACGTCACGCACACCAGAGTTAAGAATCTGCATGGCTGCGGATGTTGAAATATCAACAAATGGTCCACCCCCCAAAGGATGATCAAACGTCAAGTAATTGCCCATAGCGAACAATTTCTTTTCTACCTTGTCCTTTGTTAATAAGAATAAGTCGTTTGTAGATGCAGTATTCTTCATTACACCATGAACAACAACGTGTCTTTTTGGTGGCATAAACTGGGGAATCTTAACATCAAGATTACGTCCACCAGAAGGAAACGCACCGGCCATTCCTACTTCATTGCTACCAATTGATCTGCGTGGCGATATCCAGTTTCTAAATGATGATCCGTCATAAGAATCGGTAGCGTAAGTGTGATAATCATTTAAACTCCAGTTTTTTCCTGTATCGGCAAGATGTGCAGCATTGATTGCTTTTCTAGAGTTCTCACTTACGGCTACAAGGCTACGAATATTGTTTGTTTCCCGCCACGGCTTTGCAAATGAGTTAGACTGCATCATTGGTTGGCGGTGCGCTACACGTTCTTTGATTCCGTACATTGTTGAGTATAAATCATTGCCACCACCGAAATCATTGAATCCTCGACCAAAGAACACATTGTTCATGTTCCATTCGCACAATACCTGTGGAGTGACACCAGAAACAATAGGGCTGGATCTTATTTGTGTTTTGATTGCTTCTGCTGTTGTGGTATCAAGAGTACGCACTATACTTCTTCCCAAGATGCATCAAAGTTCCACAAGTCAGTCTTGGCACCGCTAGGCAAAACAAAGTTTCTCTTGGACACGGTGTAACTAAAGTCTTTGAATCGCACCTCGGCGGTATAGAATGGATTGCTTAAGTTCAATGCATTATTGTTATGATACACCTTAAAGGTAAAACTACCCAGAGTGTTGACGTAGAAATCTAATAATTCTTGTCCAGACCAAAATCCATCAACCGTTGCTGACTCATTTGCTGGAACTTCTTCCCACGACACCGACCAAGAACGTTTACGTGCAACAACATACCCACGCATCGTTCCCATTGCCGAGCGATCAGTATTACCAATTTCATCGTATGAAACGTCTAGTTCTCTTCTATTATGTTCTGTTATAAAGCCTTCTGCATAATTAGAACTAAAAAGAATTGCGGGTAATAGTGCAAAGTTAATAGGCTCCACTATCGTCTAGCCCCGACTAGTCGTGACCGCCCCGCCTTTACTTCCTTCTTGTCAAGCGCGGAGTACACGGCTTGCTCAATCTCGGCGGCGGTGGCGTTAGCCTTATTAATATTCACACTAACATTATAAGATACATCACCGCCGGAAGCAAGACCATCAATACCGTCATTGAGTTTCTTTGTCAATGGATTGGTGAGAACAGTCTCGCCCTTGTGCAAATTGGCTAGCGTGTTATCGTAATTGATTGTTGCCCCCTTACGCAGCGCAGGAATTACTAAGCCACCCTTTGCATAGGCCAAAATTTGTCGTGCCTGCTCGAAGCCTCCCCACACATCCACACTAGCAATCTGATTTGGATCAGCAGAGTGCTGAATCTGTCCATTACCAATATATAGTGCAGCGTGTCCACTAGCCGACGATGATGGATCATGAAGCAGAATGTCACCGGCCTTAATTGCACCCATGTCGCGCGGTTTGCCTTCTTCTGTCAAAGTTCCTGTCCAACCAGGATTAGGCCAAGCGTTCTTCATTAATCCTGGGTAACCATCATATGCCCAATATGTAAATGATGAACAATCGAAGCCTTTTCCTGGTCCACCAGCACGATTACCTCGTGAATACGGAGTACCAAGTGCCTGCTTTGCACGATTTACAATCGTCTGTGCCGTAACACCATATAGCAAACCATTTTTAACTTCTGCTTTACCATCAGTAGCGGTATCGGTACCGTCCTTCTTGTCAGCAGCAGCGGCCTTTGCTGCCTTTTCTTTTTCCATTCCAGAACGATTAAAGTTTTTCAGATCAGCCATCATCAATGATATAGTACTAACTAGACCAACGTTCTTCGGGGCCGCAGCAAGTTCCTTTGCTTTTGCCTCAGCAATAGCCTTTTCTTTCTTAGCAATTGTATCTTGAAGATTCTCGTTAACTTTTCCACCGGCAGCAAATCGTCCAGCATTCAGTGCGTCGAAGAAGCCAGTACCATACTTCTTTACAGAATTTGCTTGAATAACATACTCTCCATTGCTCAGTCGAGCAGGAATAGAGTCTGAAGTTGCGGTCCCTCTTCCGTTAACTGGTCCACCAGCGGCGAAGTATTTACTTCCACTACCATTGATCTTATTGAACCATTGTTCAGCATAGTCAAACCGGCCGCCCTTGATTCCAGAACGTTCGTATACATCATCAAACAATTTGGCAGCATCCCGTGGGTTTGCGATAGTCTTCAGCGTGTTCCACATATCCTGGTATCCATTAGAGATTTCAACCATCATGAAGTCTAATTGGGTACGAAGGTCGCTCCAGTGCTTACCCTTTGATGCTGCATAGTTTACTAGATCATCATGTCGTGAACCAGACCATTGTACTAGACCAATACCATTCCAGCCGCCGCCCTCTGCTGCTTCATCTCCACCAGGATTCATGTTGGCTTCCTGTTGGAAGTTACCCATGATTCCAGCAATACCGGCGTTAGAAAGTCCTTGTGCCTTTAGGTACTTGAAAATATTTGCTTCATTGCTAGATCCATTGAGATCAACATCGGCAATTGGAATACTCTGGTAGTTTCCTCCAGGTGATGTTACTGGTGGTGTGCGTGCTTGAAGATCCCATGAATCAGGGTTGGCACCAATCTTCTTTTGTGCTACCATCTCACTAAGTACTGACGATACTAAACCACCGGCTGCATATCGCATTGCGTCTGGTTCTGACCAGCCCATGAATCCATTAGGAGCGGAAGCGATGGGAGTTCTAACAATCGTGTTGCCACCCCATTCGTTAACGAAGTTGCCATAACCATCAGCCATAGCGGCGTGGCCAGATCCACCACCAATTGCTTGATTCCACCACACTACTGATCCACGAGGAGGTGTTCCGCCCTTCATTAAACCAGCGGCTTGAATGGCTTCGGCTTGTTGGTACGCATGACCGTGACGATTGACTGCACCACCCATCATTTCCCATACGTCGTTAACGTCAGCGAGACACATGTTGGCAACGGTATGCCCGTTAATTTCACTCTTACCTAAGAATGTTTCAAACAGTGTGGCAAACTTCTCCATAATTGCTGTTCCGCGCAACGGCTCGCCAGTAACGGGAACACCAGCAGCACCGCCAGCACTACCCATTGAAGCAGACTTAACATCAATGGCTGACTGAACAACCTTAGATACAGATTCATTTAAACCACGGCTAATTCCTACTGCTACGGAACCAATAATACCGCCTTCAGTTCCAACCAACCCGCCCTCAGCGAACTTACCAGCATTAATGCTATGTAGTAATCCAGTACCATACTTGGCTACTGACTTTTGGCGAACAACGTATTCACCATTAGACAAAAGGGCGGGGATAGAATCAGAAGTACCAGTCCCAGGACCACTAATGTATCCACCATCGGCTTTCTTCAGAAGTTTGGCTTTTAATCCGGCGGCCTTCTTATCAGGATCACCACTAGCATATGCTTCAACCATCTTGACTAGTGCATCATAGTCAATGTTGACGAACGAGTTAACAAGTTCATTGGCAACAGCAATGATGTCTGACTTAGTAGTTTGTGACCAAGCATTCCACTGTAATGTCATAGCGTTAATAATCTGTGCATTAGCCTGTGCTAGACGCTGTAAATTAGCAACTTGTAATGCAGTAGTCATTGCTTGTGCCGCACGAATCTGCATCTCGTTCATGTTAGACTGGGCCAGCAATTGTTGCATTTGTAGAGTCTGTGTATTGAAAGAAATGGTCTTTTGAATGGACAACAGTTGATCAGAAGCGATAGCCTGTGCGTCCATTGTTACACGCATTTCACCAATGGATACAATTACTGGGATCATTGCTTGTTCTAGTTTGGCGGTTAGTTCACCAATGACTTGATCAATGAGTCTAGAGAACATTCCTCCAGCAATACCGCCCTTGCCACCGGCGGCTTTACCAGCACTACCTCCAACAGTAGCATTACCACTACTACCCATTCCAGCACCAACGGCACCGCCAACTTCACCGCCGCCAGCAAATTTACCAGCATTAACATGATCTAGGAATGCCTTACCGTACTTGCCAACGGCCTTTGCACGAACTACGTATTCACCGTTACTTAGCCATGCAGGAATTGAATCGGAAGTGCCTGATCCTGGACCTGTGATATGCCCACCAGATGCTTGACTGTATCCACTCAAAGGAGTGCCAAATAGATTTGGTGTAGAATCTCTAGTTCCTATATCAAGTCGTGTAGACCCTTGCACTCCTCCACCTGGAACAGTTCCTCCAATTCCATTTTGTTTGCTATCATATACTCCTCGCGCGTCGGAGAATCCGCCTCCTGGCTTCAGTCCGGAGCCAGTAGGCAATTGAATATTTGCAAACGCCTGATCTGGCGACATTCCAAGAAGAACTTGCGCTACCCCATCTGCTAGTTGTGACCACGGAGCATTCATAAAGTTATCAAAAATACCCTTAACAATATCTGGTCCGAGTCCCGATGCCTTACCAACCTGTGCTTCAAGTTGCTGTCTAACCTGCTGAACTGGAATTCCTAGGACACCAGCAATCGCTTGCATCTTAGCATTAAGATCCTTGTACTGTAAATCATTATTAAGAATATTATTGATTTCAGCAGACTTCTGTTCGTAGGTACTTACTGCCGCTGAAGTTGCTGCTTCTGTTTGCGCCTGCTGTGCATCTAGTGCTGCCTGATTTGCCTCAGTTTGTGCTTCTAGTGCTGAGCGGCGAGATTCAATTGATGCAGCATCTGCCTCCTTCTGAGCATCTAATTGCTCTTGCATTGAAGTCGTCTTTGCGTCACGCTCTGCTGTTAATGCATCAATTTTTTGCTGTGCAGCATCTTTAGCATTGGTGTTCTGATCTTCACGACCCCATGTTTTCTGTTGACCCTCCATAGCCATTCTTGCACCGATGGCACCAAAACTATCACCGCTGGCTACGGCTTTCATGTAGTTTAATTGAAGTTCACGTAGAGTCTTGTTTCGCTCATTGCGCTTTTCTTCGGCATCAAATGCTTTTTGACGAGCATCTTCTGTTTTTTGAATTGCAGCAATTTGATCATCGTAGTATTTCTTTACATTTTCAATGTCTTTCTCACGTTGTTTTTGTGCTGCCTCCATTGCTTTCTGGTCAGCGTCGATTGCTTTTTGTGCAGCTTTTTGTTGATCTGCAGCGGCCTTTTGTGCATCTTTTTGATCGGCAGCACCTGACTTAGCAACGTCTTGTGGATTATTTGGAATAAGACCAAGTGCCGCTGTCTGAATTAATTGTTTTCCTGCCTGAATACGTTGCTCTCGTACAATAATATCAAAAGTTTGTTGATTTGGAGCCTCTTGCAGTGCCTTCCAGTCCACCGCAAATCCTTGTACTTCTAGTCTAGCAAGTTCTACTGAACTTGTATCAATACTTGCTTGCCATTTAGTATTTGAACCAACTCGTTGCCTTAAGTTATCAAATTGGTGAGATACATTATTAACAGCGGTTCCATATGCCGACAACTCTTCACGATACTGAGGGTATTTACTTTGTGCTGCCTGCAAGGCACTTTCAAAACCTTTAATACCTCCTGCTGCTTTACTTATACCTTGAATAATATCATTAAAACCAGAATCCATTGATGATGCGGCGGCTAGTGTCATCGCGCTTGATGCTGACATTCCATCACCAGTTGTACGTAATAGTTCTGCTATTGCTTGAGTTACCGCTGGCAATTTTTGCATAACTGCATTAGTTACTTCTGTTGATGCTGCATTAAGACTTTGCAGGGAAAAACGAGTATTTTCTCCAACTGAACTTTCTATATCTCCGCGTACTTTACTACTGGCGTTAATATATGCTAATTTTACACGTTCAATTGTAGCATCGCGCGGTAATCCAAGAACATCTCTAACATGAGCCTCATCATATGGACCTATTTCTAATGGTACGTTACTTGTTCCACCAGCAACAATATCTCTAATACTGGAACTAATATTACCATTCTTATTGCTGATAAATCCACTATTAATACCTTGCTGAAAAGCCTCAGCCGTTCTTGCTCCATATTGCTTTCCAGCCTCACTATATGTTTTAACTAAATCATCGCCGCGTAATTTATCCTTACCCTTAAGCATTGAATCAACATTTTGTTGGGCAGACGCTAATGTTGTTTTAAATGCTTGCTTTGGACCAATATTTGTTTGTAGATCTGTTTTTAATTTAAGTACAATGTCTGCCTTGCCCGCTTCAACTGCAATTTGATTAATAAATTCTTTTGCCTTAACCGCTGGAACATTATTATTGATAAGTTGTTGATACATTACTTGTGCTGCATCTAGTGCCCTTGAACTATCTAGTGATTTTAATGCTTCGATTTGATCTTTACCATACTGATCTACTAGTTTTTGAATTTCTGAACCATACTTAGGATCGGTTCCGAAACCATCAAAGGGCACAACTCCTGTTAATGGATTCTTGTTTTGTTTTGGTTTACCGGAAAGTGCAGTATATGTTTCCTGATTAAATCCATCAGTAGCCTTATTGAAAGCAACAGCCATGTCTAGAACTGCCCTTGATGCATTCTTTGCTGCTTCATCAAATTTCTTCCAAATACCAAACGTTACTCCAAGAGTTGCACCAATCAATGCTCCCCAGGGACCAGCGGCACCAGGCAACATTGATCCAGCCATCGCACCCATTCCGCCCATGCTGAGAGCAGAACTACCGTATGCGAGTGCATCGGTTCCCTTTTGTGCTGGAGTCATCATTCCAATCATACCCGCTGCACCAACAACACCAGCCGCTTTCCGAACTTTAGACTGTAGCATTGCATTACGTGCAGCCGCCTCTTCTGCTGCAACTTGTTTGGCTAATGCTTCATTTTCTAGTTTACGAAGCCTTTCTTCTTCTATCTGTAATGCTGTGACCTTTTTTGCCACTTCTGCTTTCACGGTGGTAGCATCTCTTACAGCAGTTTCACGAACTAGTGTTTCTTCTCCAATAACAACATATTGCGATAAGATCTGATTGATTTTTCTAGATAATTGTGCTTTACTTGCACCGTTCTTTAACTCATCCCGTGCCTGATTCAAAATCTGATCATGTAGGGCCGCGTCTACCCCAGCAGCAGCCAGTTGTTTTTGAGCAAACGCTCTCATTCCAGCAGCATAACTTGCCTGACCATTAGCATTGACTTTGATTCCTTTTGTTCCGGGTGATCCAGCCAGACTAATCTTTGGTGCAGCAGCATTTTGTAGACTTGCGAGTCTATCGGAAGACGCCGCCAACCTTGCCTCTGCCTGAATAAGAGTTTCTGCAGATTGGGCTGCGGCCAGTAACGCATTTTCTTCAGCCTTGGCACTAATGCCGAGTCTATCAAAAATTTGTCCTAATGCTACGGTATCACCATTTAACTTAGCCTGATTGATTGCCCAAAGATCTTGTCGAGAAACGACGTGCCCAGCCTGAGTTGTAGAGTCAAGGGTGTTGATTCTTGGTCCACCAACATCTGTTGGTGCCATTGGAATTGCTTTTCGCAAATCTGCATTCTTCCGATTTGCTGGATCTTCGAGCAACATAGATCCGGCACCAGATATCATTGTTCTCCATGCGCGCTGGTCGCCGCCGGTTCCGGTCGCACCCAGTTTTGCTGCCTGTGCCATTACATTTGCTGCATACTGTTTAGTTGCTGATGTTGCCGATGCTACTTCATTATTCCATTTCGTCTGCATTTCTGTACTATACATGTACTTCTGCATTAACTGATTGAGTTGTTGAGCCGCCTTTTCATCGGTCTGGGCACTACGCATCAATGCTTCCATTTTTTTCTTTGTCATGCCAGAGAATTGGGTCAACCCTCTCGGATCTTGCATAATATCTTGAGACATTTTAATTGCAGCAAGTCTTCGTGGTCCCAATGCTTGCATTGTCTGAATGTTCCATGACTCACCGCCCGCGAGATTATTGGCTCGTGCCACCTGAGCGACAGTACCAGTAACGGCAGCATTTCTTCCCGTGACTGGCATTCCTGCTGCGGCACCAGTCATTGCAGCCATTGCACCGGCAGCAGATAGACCAACCCCAGGCAATTGTTGCAATGTCTCAATTAATTTATTAATTGCTTTAGTCATTGTAGCAACTTGTGTTGTAACTTTTTCAAATGGCTGAATCATTCCGTTCGCCATTGCTTTTGCACCAGACATTTCTGCCGTCCATGCAGACCATCTACCACCCTTACCGGCAGCAAAGAATCCAGAAAGAGCAACGACACCCTTTGCCAACGTTCCAAAAAAGTTCAATAAAACACCAGTAACCATAACAACCGGACCAACTAGTGCCGTAATAATTAGCCCCCACTTTAAGAATGTCTTCGTTCCTTCACCAAGATTAGATATAGCAGACATAATCTTAGAAAAGAATCCAACAACTGCTGTCAGTGGACCGGCAAATCCTTTACCAATTTCTGCCATCGACATCTTCATTGAGTTGAGGGCGCGCTTAAATTTACCAGACGCAGATTCTGTTACTGTTGCAAGTTCTTGTGAAGAAATCTTTGCTAGATCTTGTGTTTTCATCCCCATCAATTCAAGAACTTTAACAGTTTGTGAACCTTGTACTCCGATATTATTAAACAGAGCCGCCATTTTATTGTATTGGAACCTACCAAACATCTTAAGCATCGCTTCTGTTTTTTGATTCTGCCCAAGTTTACGGAACGCTGCACCGAACTCTGTTATCATTCCTACAAGATTGCCCTGGTTTTTGTCTGCAATGCCACGAATACTAATACCCATTGACTCTAATGTCTTCTGTGCATCATCTGTTGGACCAATCATTGCAGCAAGACCAGATTTTAATGCGTTAGCGCCCTCACCGGCGGCTACGCCTCCCTCTCGCATAGCGGTCATAAACAAGGATAGTTCTTTAATTCCACCACCAAGGTTATGAACTGTAGCGCCAGCGCGAGGAATTGCTTCGGTTAAGTCATTGAGACTAGTACTGGTCTGGTTTTCTACAGCGTTCATGAAGTCAATAGACTGAGTGAGTTCAATAGTGTTTTGTTTAAATGCCGACTGCAACGCCAGAGTTGCTTTCATCGCCTGCTGGCGATCCACTTCACCAAGAATAGATAGTCGAGTTGTTTCTCTCGTAGCGTCTGTTAATTGTTTTCCTTCTTGACCTGTCGCAGCAATATCTGCCATTAGTCCTAAGGTATCGGATGGTGCCGCACCCATTGTTTTTGCGAGTTCTGCAGCAAGTTTTGTTGCTTCCTCACGTACCATTTTGCCTTGCTCAACAAACTTGTCACCAAAGTTTAAACCAGATCCATAAACCTTTTGAATACGTACCAATTGCTGATCCATTTTAATAAATGCAGCAGTAGCGGCACCAGCAAAAATAGCAATTGGCAAGGATAGACCAACCATCATCTGACGACCGGCCCACTGTGTATTCTTACCAAGATTAACCATTGACTCTGCACCCTGGTGAGCAACCTCACGCATAATTCTCATGCGCTCCGCTGCAACTTTAGCGGCAGCCGTCATATTTTTTGTTGCAACAACTTGTGATGGTGTAAAGACATCAGCGGTAATGTGACCCTTTGCGTTTCTTGATATACCGCTAACAATTGACTGCTGTAAACGAACCTGTTTTTGTGCTAGTTGAGTAATGGCTCCCTGCTCTTGTCGCCATTGCTTCATTGCATTGACGGATTCACCAAGACCCAATTTTCTTTTACTTAGTGTGTCTCCAAGTTTTCCAGCCTCTGATCTAATTCTTACTTGGTTTTGGTAGAACGCACCGCTTTCTGTTAGCGCCTTAGCAAACCGTGATGAAGCTGCCTTAGAGTTAGTGGCTACCAGTGCAGAGTTTGCCGCCTGAAGTCTGCCTACAGCATTTGTTGCTCGTGTTACGTCTCTAATAAATGGCTGAAAGTGACTAGTAACAGCAAAATTAATTGCAACGGTTTCCATTATTCTACCTCGTACAACAGACCATTATTGATGCCGAAACCGGCTTCTTCTGCTGCCCTTCCTTGTAACTCAAGAACGTCATTGGCGTCGGGATCTTTACCTGCGGCTTTTGCTTTTGCCCTACGCTTAACTTCATTAAAGTCACGCTCTTCCTTACTATCATTGCTGTCAAGATCAATACCTTGAATAGCCGCAGCAAACTTACGGTCACGTTCCTTTTGTTCACGGTAAGAATCTAGAGTTGCCAGTAGTTCCGGCATCGACAAGTTTTCTTCTAACTGTTCGTAGTTTGTCCAGATTCCTAGTGTAAACAATTCGGATTCAAGGGAGGCTAAGTCCAAATCGGACCAGCCTACACCACCCCCGCCTCCGCTAATAAGTTTGGGTCTGCCATCTTAATACCACCGGCGATTTCAATAATCTTCCACATGGTAGGAACGTCTAGTGCTTCCTCAAGGGATTCACGATTATTGGCAATGTCTGGAACCTGCTTCTCAAGAGCAACACCACACGCTTTGACAAGAATGTCGAGGTTTTCTGTCTCTGATGCTTCTGGGTCCATTGACGCCATTACATCCATGAACTTACGGAGCAAACGGATGTTGAGAGGCTTTACGGTAACAACCGTCCCCTCTTGTAGTTCTACTTCTAGTGTGTCATAAATCTTGGTTGCCAATTTGTTTTATCCTCTCGTATTGGTAATTAGATTATAACAACACTGTTTACAAATAGCAACACGACACACAAAAGCCCCGCCGAAGCGGGGCCATTGCGCTAGTACTTCTGACTATGCTACGTCAACGATCTTTCCGTACGCCGAGTACGAAGAGTTTACGTCTGGAAGCAGTCGGAACGTTACTGGGAAGACTGTTGCCTCATTGCGCTTGAACGAATGAGAGGAAGCCTCAATCGAAATTGCTCGTGAAGCAAGGTATGCGCGCTGCTTGGTTGCAGTTGCCCCTGGGGCTGGACCTACGAAGAATAGGTGCCGCTCAATTGGAGCATCACCTAGTTCACCTGGAATAACGTAAACGTTACGATCAGAACCGTAAGTCCCAACATCCTGATCATCATCCCATACAATGAGAAGATTCTCTAGTGTTGGCTCAGCGAGTGTTGTCTTGACCTGAACTGACATCTTCTGCTTGAAGAGTCGTGCAACGTCGAGCAACTGGTCTACCTCAACCTCACCGTAATCTGGTGAGTAGGAAACCTCTACGCCTTCTTGTGTGAATCCACAGTTCTTGAATCCTACTCCATTGATACTCGTTGCAGTTGCTGCACCAACGGGTAGTGCTTCTACCCATCCACGGTAATCTTTTGGTGATCCTGTTGCGGCACCCCGAATACCCTGGAAAGTCACATCCACACCACCAGCACCGGCGGTGCCTGTACCAATGGCTACTGCGGCTGCGCCGACAATAATATTGCTTGTGCTGTTTGCCATATTTATTTTTCACCTCGCTCTCGTATAAAAAGATTTTGTATAACTGGCCGATTCCTCGTCACTGATAGTAACCGATTCTGAGTTATGAAGCAAATCTTCCGTTGGCACCGACATTGCGAGTATAGTCATAGTCGATACTCACTGATCCAACGAATCGGCCATCCTCTGACTTTGCTCCATCGGGAGCGTCAGATGAGTTGAGATAGCAGCACAAGAAATTAATTGGTGAACTTGCTGGGGCGGTATTACTAAAAGTATTGATATCTCTGGCGGTCAAGTCTTGTCGCCTAAATACGTCAACAAGCAATGTTTGTAATTTAAGTACGTCAGCATAGTTATTGGAGTAAATATAGAATGTTGCTTCTTCTTTCATAATCCAGTATGCTTCACCGCCGCCGGTGCCCGTTGGTGTATTTTCATACACAATAAATGGACCAGTCGCAGCATCATTAGTTTCTGGTGTTTGCTCTACTGGTACAACTGGAACGGTTGACGTGAATAAACTAGCAGCACTAATTTGTGACAATAAGTACTTACGAATATCAATAATTGCTGAACGTGAATAGTCTACTGCCATTATAGACCAGCCTCCTTTGCCGCCGCTTTTCCTATTGCTTTTGCTACAGAGTCACTAGCAATCCCTAGTCGTAAACCTCTATGAGCCGCTAGTCTACCAGCAACCGCCATTCTTTTTGGCTGCCTAGCGTAAATCTTGCTTGCAGTAATGACTGCTCTTTCTTGGAAAAACTCTTCTGCTGCTTTTGTTAGTGCCCCAAATGTTGGAGCATTCTTTGTTCTGATAACGATCAGTGGTGTTGGTCGGTATGGTCCACCCAGAAAGACAGTATTGCCAGAATATTTTTTATTCTTGGCAGTCTTATTATTACTAAGGAATACCAGATATGTACCGTTCTTGGGCCTAATATAAAGAGTTCTACCGTATTCAAATGCCATCGCTTTGCTGGGAAACCTGTGTCTCTTTTTTGTACTATATCCATCTCGTGCCCCACCCTTTGTTACTGTTGGAGGAACCATCATTTTTGATGGATAATATCTCAAGTTCATTCTCATTGTAGATCTATACTGATTGTTATCTACGAGTAAGTTGAACAACTTGTATGGTGTTTCACCGATATGATTAGGTTCATAAACGTGATGGAACGCTTTATGATTACTCGCCGCCCTAATATTAATACGATGAATAAATTGTCTTTGAAGACTCCAAGCAACCTGTTCTTGCATACGAGCAACCTGCTGGGCCTCGGTTAGAGTAAAGCCAATAGCATACATAACATTAGCAATACTTTGACTAGCATCAGCAAGATTACTGCGAACCATTCCTCTTTGTGCATAAAACTTCTGAGATCTAATGACGTTGGCTGAGCGCAACTTAACATTTTCTGCCTCTAGGCTAGCCACCAAGGTTCTGCACCTCTGATCTACTTAGAAATACTTCGTATTCAACAAACTCGCCAAACCCATCAGTGATGGGATCAATACCAACTACGTCAAATATTGTTGATTCTGTATCTGATTCCTTCCACAAATCTTTATGATTAATGTCTAATATTCCTGCTACACGATCACCGCGTTCTATTTCCGCCCGCGTTTTTAGAATTACAGACTCGTTAGTACGGTACGTATTGCCTGACCATTCTTCGTTTGGTTTTCCCAAATATGCTCGCGATGCTTGACAAGCAACAACATACAATAACGACCATTCGCGCTGAGTTTGTCCAGTATCGTCAACCGTTTTTGTTTGCCGGTAGACTTCGGCAGTGTGAGAATAACGCGAACCTGTTATACAGCCATACATTTAAAACACCACGAATGGTTGTGTGACGTAGGGGTCCAGTAACTTATCTACGTAGAAGTTTCCTGTACCAGTAAATGATCGTGAATCAAAAGTAATTTCTGAATCCCGCGTTAGTTTGATCTTCTCAATGTAACGTTTGCGCCACTTGGATTCTCCACAGAACCAGTCGTCTACCAATAGTTTATGTGCGTCACTGATATTTGATGGTACCGTTTGCCAACCAAACCACCCAGTAATTTTATAGTGCTCGTTGTTATGAAAAATACCGCTCCCTGGAACGAATTCTGTTTCTGGGATAACAATAACGTCCGTCTCTTCTGCCATTCTAATAGCGTGGGCGGTGGGGCTAATATCAATACTAATGATGTTATCGTCTAATGCACTATCGTAAATTACCGTCGATTCATGTGAAATATCATTGATAGCACTAATGCGACTATTGAGCGTAATAGTATCCTTACCGTTGCCATCCAACCAAACTTCGTCATACCACAATCCAAACTTCTGTCCAGTGTATTCTTCAATCAAAGCCTTAGCAAATCGTGCTGCTTGACGAATATCATCATCGGTAGCGTCGGCGGTAGAAGGAATTGATTTAAGATCATCTAGTGTAGAATATGCTGTTACTACTGAATACTCATGGGTCTGTGTTTCAGGAATACCGCCCAAATCATATTCCCATGTTACTGTCAGATCACGTTCCATGCTAACATCACTATTGATCAATCCAATTGTGTAGACGCCCGTGTCTACCTTAGTAACCGTTGGATTACGATCAATTGGACTGACTTCTAGTGTTGATTCTAAATTGGCTACTGGCAAAGCATCAGCATCAGTTAATACCGACCCAACCTTTACATATAGATAAAGATCCTGAGTCTCATTACGATAGATGTCCATGCAATTATTGTATCACGCTAGCGATTATGAGTAAAAACTCCGCGCCTCGCTAGGCGTTGCAATTCTGAATCCCTTCTCAGCATCAAAGATTGCTTGTGCGTCATCCTCTGGCATAGCAACAAATGGATGCTTGCTAGTAAATGTGTAGGAGTTAACCTCATACAATGGGTTGGCACGATCCATCTTTACTAGAATCAAATTCTCGCCAGTCGCTGGCCCCGTTTGCTTCTTCTGGTAAAACGTCTCAATCTCAGTATCTACTGGACGTTCAGCGGTTGAAACATTATTGTAAATGTCCCACGTTACACCCTCTTCTGCAAGATGTGCAATGATGTCGGGCTTTGTTTTGGCACCACTAATATCAACGCCAAAACTCTCCGCAATGTCGCGCAGTTCATCGACCTTCATTGATGTAAAACTCATTCTATTCCTCTCGTGTGTGATAACAGTTGGCCCCGCCCCAATGTCAAGATAGACGGGGCCAACCTATTCAGTTATGCCAACAGTATATCATAAATTACTGATTAATGCACTTAATGGCAAAGAAGCGGTCCACTTCTCGAATATCAATGTTATCGGCGGGATTTAAACGAATTGTTGCTTCTCCCAATTTACTTGCCTTATACGCAGTACACAAATCATCCTGCGTTCGTTCGGACAGTAAATCCCACCGCCAATTGAGTTCTTCATATGGACCTTGTGTGGGTGTTGCCGTCACTGTTACTGCTGGAGTCGGTGCTCCAGAACAGGCGGCTAACACAAATACTAATAGTACAAATACATATTTCATTAGATAAGTGTAGCATAAAATACTTTAGGGGAGGGACCGAAGTCCCTCCCCGCCAGTATGGAGTTGTACTAGGCGCTAACCTTGACGTTACGACAAATTACGTAACTATCCAAATTCTCAACCTGGCAGCCAACGCGAGTGAATACTGTGTACTCAATCGTGTCCTTCTTTGGCTTGTACTCACGATGCACAACGATGTCGCGCTTGATGCCAACAATCCGGTTATTGGGGAATGTTAGATCAACGCGGCCATGCTCACCAGCGGCACCAGAGTATGTACCATCAAGATCCTCCTTGAATAGAGGAACCTCAACGATTGGTACTCCGAATGCGTAAGGGTACTGTCCACCGGCGCTTCCCTGTGGGCCTGATGGATTGCCCTGGATAATACCAGAGGCAATGTCATCGGGAGTTCCACCAAGACCAATTGTGGTCAGGTTGTATAGGTAATCCTGAATCAGATTGGAGCCTGTGTAGAAGCGTAGTTGGTTCCGACGCTGCTTGTAGATGCGTGGAAGCGCCTTAAGAGCAGCATTGAATGTGGCCTTTGAAATTGTGGCACCACCTCCCTCTACAACGCGACCACCAGCAAGGGCTAGGGTATGGAACCCGTCGAATGCCTTGTATAGTGGATCGCCTACGAGAGCGGTGTCACCGTTGATCAAAAGATCCTCAATGTCGTTACCGGCCTGAGTTGCCATCAACCGTGCAATGTGATCCTCAAGGGCGTCGCCCTCAATGTTATCCTCTAGGGACTCTGTTGACAGTTCCCAGTCTAGTCGCAACTTCTTGGTTGTCAGAGAGATCTTAGTGAATGTAGCATCAGCATTAACACCAGTGTCTACGGCTTCGGTTGCGAGACGCACCAACTTCTGACCAACACCGATCTTGTCGATGTCAACCGTGTCGGACTTCATCCGAATGGTGCGAGCGTCCTTAGCAATAACTGTGGCGTCCCAGATGTAGTCAATAAATCGGCTGGCCTGTTCGGGATGGAGTAAACCACCACCATCTGCACCAACCTCAGTAGTGCGTACTACCTTTTCTAGAATATCTTCGCTCATTTGTTTATTTCACCTCTCTTTCTATTTTGTATTTTTCACTTCAGAGTTCTTCGGCAGTGAGGAACGAGCCAGCCCACAAACTCTTCTTAATTTGATCTGATTCACGGCCAAGTTCACCAGACTTCTTGATTGCAGTCTCACTTTCTACAGCATCAATGCGCTTTGCTACCCCGCCGAATTCCTCGACGGCAGTTGCAAGTTCACCCTTGAGTGTAGTAATGGTGGACTCCAAAGATTCAATTTTGCTGTCGAATGCCTCAGTCGCCTTGGCAACTGCGGAGTCAACGGCTTCAGACGCAGCCTGAACTGCCTTTTCGGAAATTCCTCCGACAGCCTCAGTCATAAACGTCTTAAGATCTGCGATGAGTGCGGCGGTATCAAGAGTTTCTGGGGCATCCTCTACTACGGACTCCTCAGACTTTTCTACCTCTTCGGTAACTACCTCTTCGATCTGCTCAGCAGATCCCTCTACCGACTTCTCAACTTCATCAACTACAATTTCTTCTGTTTCCTTTGTCATATCAACACCTCCTTTGCTAATGCTCTCCTGTACGGGAGCAACAGAAGTACCACTAGCAAGTTTGCTAATGTGGGAATTGACCACATGCCGCATTTTTTCTGTTCTGTCGGCATCGGATTCAATCCAACCAATATTCTCCATCTGCTTCTCGCAAGAGAAACACCCTGGAGCAGTCTCGTTTTTACTAAGCACGGCGACTTGATCGTCACCACACCAGTAAACATTTTCTGTCTCAACATTCACGGCAATACCGCTGGCAACATCGTCACCGTCGGCTACCTTCTGAATGGAAACCACATTAGCAAGTTGATTCGCTGGGTTATCTACTAAACTAAGTTCATGCAAGTCCATTGACTTGATTACTCGTACTAGGGTATCTGATGTATTATCGTATACGTCTTCAGCATCGTTAATCACACCGCCGATTGAAAAACCAGTGAGTGTACCATCCAATACCTTTTCCCAAGTATCCTGAGCGCCCGTGCTGACATATGCAGTAACGTAAACGCCCACGTAGGTCTTATTGGTTTCTGTATCATATAGCGGTTGCTGCCAGAATGACACCACCTTGCCTACGGCGATAGGCTGATGCATTTCGCGGATATTTCCACGGAAACGATCAAATGCTTCTGACGCAGCCTCAGCCGTAACTACGTCACCCTGCGTATCCAAATTGTCTACGGAGGCATAACCTGACACGGTTCTTTGTTCTGTGTCAACCTTATTAAAGGGCATAGACAGCGATACGCGGCCATCTTTAGAAGCCCAGTGTGCTTTAGTAATCTCCATATTAGTCAGATAGTAACAGTAGCAATTTCAAAAAGCAAATTACTCTCCGTAACTATGGCGTTGCTCTCCCTTCACCCTTTGGTTGCCGAGCGTTTCCTGGTCCATCAGTGGCATTTGCTTGACGATCTTGTGCCCGTGCATCATTCTGATTCGCCGTCTGTCGTTGATTTGCTGCCTGCTGTGGCTTCAAATCTACAACTGAATCGCCAGAGTCAATTCCTGGCATACCCTTGCGCGCGCGTACCTCATTCGGTAGAATTGTTTGCATACGCAGATACCGTTCGTCGATTCGTGACTGTGTATCCTCGTCGGTCAGTGTCAACTCATTGAGTTTAATGACATGTGTGTCAGTAAATTCCTTCATGATCTGATTAAGTTTCTTCTCAAGGTTCCGCTGGATTGGTCCACAGACCTGCTCCTTGAATGTCTTATCGGCATCCTTAGCAATGGCGAGTGATACTCCGTCAGGAATACCGATCTTGCTAATGGGTACACGATGAGCCATGAGAATCTCGTCACGGTTTAGATTATGGTAACTATCGAACGATGAGTCCTGTACTCCGTTCTCTACCGCGTCTAGTTTGAGTTCAACCTTTCGGTTGGGATCATCGGCGGGTAGTGGAATATATAGACTACGATGATTCTGTCCTTTAAGATTAGTCTCGAAGAATTCTAGCAACCGCCGCTCGTTTTCCTCATTGAGTTTGGCACCCTTGAGACTAATGATGTATCGTGGTACGGCTTTGTTCTCAAAGTACTCTAGATTGAAGCGACCAGAGAATTCATTACCGGCCACCGCCGTCTTTGCTGATACAATGTCAGGGACGCCGTAGTATGTGTTTGTTGGCGTGTACTTCTTAACATGAATAACCTCGTTGGGTCGCTTGTCCTTGCCCAAAGGGTCAGCAGTCTTTTGATCACCAAAGTTGCGGAAGTATGTAGCCTTGTTGCTAATGATCTGAATAAATCCGTCGCGGTTTAGTCGTACACGCATGTAGACTGATGGAATGTGACCAATGTAACCGATGCGGCCATTGGTGGTACGCCCAATCTCAATGTACCCGTTTCCTGTGGCTTCTAGGTCTGTCACGACCTTCATTAATGTTTCGACGAACAATGAGTCCTCGTTTAAATCATCAATGACAGCGATCAATGCTTGCTTTTGTGTATCTAGTTTGACTCGTGTACGTTCTAGTTTCTTTTCGTCAGAAATGGTACTGAGTTTCTGCTTAACCGCCGCCGATTCTACCAGATCATAACCAAGACCAACGGTATTGGATACTTTGGCATCTACGGCAGCATGGTGAAATGATGACAATTCATATAGTTTTGATAGATAAGCCAGATTGTACGTTGGAGTTGCCACTTGAAAGACATCATAGCCAGACATGATCTGTGATTCTGTCTGCTTTGATTCTGCACCAGAACCACGCAAGAACTTCTGTGTGATACGCTTTTTGAGTGCTGGTCCTAATCCATCCATCTTTCGTACTTGCTCAGCACTGACATCAAAACTATCAACGTATTCCGTACCTTGTGAACGCTTATTGAGACGAACTACTCGTGCGTCAGCATTGTCTTCGACTACTTCACTAGCCACGCTTTTTAACCTGCTGTTCCCGATAGGCTTCCTTTAAAGCACCGGCGTCATGATCATCTGGAATCAATCCGCTCTTCAAACGGTTAACTTGATTCTCGTGCTCTTCGTCAGTAATTCGGCGGTGACCTGGAAAAAACTGTGGCCCACCCTCATTAATACCATATGCTCTCACAGCAGCACCTAGTCGTGAAATCTTGTTCAAGTCACCGAATTCTGATGGAACATTCAGGAAGTTTCCTTCGTCATCACCAACGAATTGTCCGTTAGGCATTTTCCACAGATATAGGCCAAAGCGGTCATGATCGTCATAAACTACGCGCGTCTTTGAATTATTCATACTGGCATGATACACAATTGCTTATCACAAGTCAACTTTTGACTATTGACTGGACGGAATCAGTGTTCTGGGAGTAATAATTGTCCGGTAGTCTTCACTAACTAGTATAGATGAACCCAATGTGTCATCAATTGCCTGTGATGGCTTACCGAATAGTTCCTTGTAGTCGTTTGTCGTTGTTGTGGCGGTGGCGGTAGACTTTTGAAACCATACGCTATCAAATGACCAGTATCCATATTCAGTGTTTGTGTATGTCATTCCAAAGTTAGCCTTGCGGTTTGTCTGTGGGTAAATGGCAAAGTCATTAGTCAAAGTGCCGACAATATGTTGCCACCCTGCCGTTGGTAGCAATGTATTTGCTGCCGTGTCTACGCCATTAACGTAAACCTTGTTAAATCCCGTAAACTTCAATCCAGTCCCGTCGTTGTTGATACGGTAACGGTTTACCCCGTCATAGTAATCAAATAGCGTATACGTTCCTGTCTGACTAAATCCTGATTCTGGACGCACTAACATTCCTACTGACTTGTATTGATGTGGTGGAGTAAATGATGTTTGTTGATTGTCAACAAACACAGGAACAGTGGTCGAACCTTCATTAAATACCGCCGAATCTATAATAATATCCTGTGCTGTTGCGCTGGCGAACACTACTGAAATCTTTGCGTACGCTGTTGTTGCAGGAGCAGTTCCAGAAATATATACTGGAGTAATAGCATTTGATAGTGTGTGGGAAGCAGATGCTGTCGCCGTACCAGCCGAAGTGTCGTCATCTTTATACCAGTTGATGCTTAATGTTGCTGTTGCGGCTGCTGTGGCTTTAACATAGATACAAGCAGAATATGGTTGTGATGCAACAACTGGACATTTTTCTGTAGATGTTAACGTAACATTAGTAGTAAATGGAATTCTAAATCCATATCCAGAATTCAATGAGGGATCGGCGTAGACTTCTTCGAGTCCATTAGTAGTTGTCCATCCATCGTAATCACTAAATGACCAGTTGGAAATAAGATTATCACGAGAAATGTCTGGTGCGTAGTAGAATCCACCATTATTGGCAAAGCGCAGGCCGGTATTTTTGGTACAGTCAATAGGGTAACTATTAAGTTTAGGCAGAATATAGTTACCATATACATATAGTTGTTCTGATCTGTCAAGTGAAGTAATCTTGCCTAGATTCTCCAATTCGGCACTCAATGAGTACAGTCGTGGTAGATCATCTTCTGAATCATACGTTTCAAATGATGCTTTGATAGTAGTAATTTCTGCTGTGTCGTCACCATTATTAGTAAATGTTGGTATTTTTGCACCAGAGTCAATTGCTGCACTGTAATTTGCCCCATCGTCCACCGACGTTTGAACAACAATGTTGCTCAGTTCTGGTGACCATGATACCCGCGTTAAATCTACCGTCAAGTCTCTTACTCCGTCGTCATCAAATTTTGAAGACACAAGATCAATGGTTGCGTTGCCTCGTTGATATACCTTATACTCTGACGTAAGATTGAGTGGCAGTGAGCAGGATTCCATAATTGTTGTTGCCGTCATAAAACTTAAGTCATCGGAATCGTTTAGATTTTTAACTGCTTTAACGTTTGATACAGTTACATAAGAATACTGATCGTCATTAATACTTGCACCAATGTATAGAGTTGCACCGTCCAGTCCTTCTGACGATTCTGCTTCAATTGTTGCTGTCTTTGTCGTAGTAACACTGACATCATACGAACTTAAAACGAACCAGTTACCCTTACGTTTGATCATAATGTTGAATACCGTTGTTGGGAACGAGGTACCATATGAGGTATAGTCAATTGATTCTGTTTTTACTGTATCTCCGTTAATATATTCAAGTGTTAAATAAGACTTAAGTGTCCCAGATACATCCTTGAGTTCTCTAAATACAGATAGGCGGGCGGTATTGGATTTAAGATCATACACATAAAATCGTTGAGTATCAAAACTGTCAGCACTCTGAGTATAACCATTGAATTTAAACGTACCCGATATTGCAAAATCATTGCTAATGAGTTGTGATATAGACGAGAACTTGATTCCCGTTGACGTTAATGCACAATCTGTTGTAGCAAATGTTACTGATTCTGGATGGGTTGCTTCAGCCGCTTTGTATGCCACAAGCCCCAATGTTGATCCATCTGTACTGACATTATTACGAGTATATGATTCCCATCTATTCTTTTCCGGCGATTTAATTTCGGCGGTTGTCGATCCATTATTATTACTAATATCAAAGTAGGTAGTGTCATCACTAAAGTAATTAAGCAGATTATCCTGTGGTTGTGTCTGCGCGTGCGCGTGATTCTTGATTAAGTCTATCTTTACATCTGAGTTATACACCGCCACATTTGAAATCCACGACTTGCCGTGAATTTGGCGGGTGCGATATCCATCAACTTCATAGAAGTAATCTGGAACATTAATTGCTGACGACTTTACTAAAGTCCCATCTAAATAAATGTCTACTTGACCGTCACTAATTCGTACCGCCAAATGGTACGACGCAATTTCTGGAACATTGTAAACTACCTTATCTTCGGTGTATTCCCATGACTTTGTTCGTCCACACAGTTTGACAATTATTTGTCCATCTTCATAGTAAATACCGGAATTATTGACTATTTTTAATGTAACATATCCGGCATTAGCAGTTGTTGATGATTCTTTAGATACTTCTGCTTGAAAAATTTTTGCTGTACCATAGTTTGTTGCTGGATCAAAAGACTGAGAAAAAGTAAAGGTAAAAGTATCTGCTGTATATGATGTAACGATATTACTGCAATTATATTTTGATGGAGTCATGCCACTAACATTAACAAGTTGTCCAGTCACAAATGTATGGTTTGGACAAGTATAAGTAATCGAATTAGCATCTCTACTGACTCCAGTAATAGCAAATGAGGATGTTGATGACTGTCTAATAAAAGCATTAAACGCAAAACCAATTGCAGAGAAAACCTGTGCTCCTGGAAATAACTGCTCTTGAGATAGTGCAGTCATGATTTTTGATTGATTAACTGAAGCAAAACAGTACGGTGATATTTGATTATAGTTTTTATATGACTCATACAGTGCTACGGATGAGTCATACGATTCCGGCCTAAAAATACATTCAAATACAAATGGTTTTTTATCAGCCACCCCGGTCCACGGCCTTACTGGATAATCTGTTAAATTAGCCGGAATAAAACTTGTCTCATTTGTCAAAGTAAAATCAACGAATGTATTTTCTACAAATGAACACTGATTAAACTTAACTACATCACCAATATCTCCAACGTCAACATATGTAAAGTATACTGTTGCATATACTGCTCCTGGTGGTGCAATTCCAGTAACACTTAGCCTTCCAGTCATTCCAGCAGATAAATAACTCGAACTAAATGCAGCATTTCTTACCACTACAGTGTTACCAGCGGTGGTCATGTTTATATATATATATACCGTCCGATCATTATTCTCAGTAATATTAACTGATGCGGTATATGTTTTACCGACTGTAACGGGTATTGAATGTATTACAGAGTAAATTTGTCCAGTAATTGTAGCAGTTTGCACAAACTCACCATTTGTTGCAGTTAAACTACATCCAGCGTAAGCAATACTACTGGTAGAACTAGAATTTGAAACGCTTAGTGGAATAAGATTATTTGTTTTACGTTCACAATACTTAATAATATTATCTGATGGATAAGCAAAATCTGTTGTGTCACCTTGAAAAAATCCTATTTGATCTACATAAAAAATTTGACCGATGCTAGGGCTAGTAATATAAAATAAAATCAATGCGTATGCTGCATCTGATGGTGCTGTAGCAGTAACATAATGATCGACCCATGTAGAATTAGAATTATTAACAGATTGGCCGACGCTAAATGTAGTTGACGAAACATTTCCTACATTTGTATACCAATGAATTCGTACTTCAGATGTACTATTATTCAAATTAGAAATACAACTGAATTTTGCGGTATAGGTTTTTCCTGGAATGACTGGAAGTCGAGTAATATCAGTGATATTATTATACAGTTGTGCATATGAACTAGACTGTGCTACTAATTTAAATGAACGGCTTCCGTGTTTATGTGACTCTATACTAATACTTTTAGTACAGTTATATGCTGTCCATAAAGTTTCTGCCTCCCAAAAATCACCGTCTACGTCCGCCGATGACTGCTCAAGCATATTCCCTGGACCTAATTCAATAGATTTGTAACTATTGGCTGCTTGAGGATATTGTACTAGGTCACCGCCGACTAATGCCGTATTTGCATAGAATGAGTTATCCGTAGCGTTTTGCCCTGACAATGATTGTAAGTCCCAGTAGCCGCTCGGATTGTCGGCAATGATTTCGTCGTAAATTGTCATCTTAGTCACATTCTACTGGTTTGGGACTAAAATAGCAAGGTTGGGGCTACTACTATTAGTAGATGTTATATAAAGATATTGCTAACGGGGTACTTGCATTCATTGTAATGTTCATACTGACACCGCCGCTGGCGGGTATTGTTCCTCGTCCAGTCGTGTATGCTACATCACAGACCCAAGATGAGATAATGGTGACAAATCATTGTGCTGTCAAGCATACTCAACAAATACCCACCGGCGCATTAGTGTACGACACACGGTATCGCATGGTATCATTTGATGAAGGTTGGCAAGCATACGAAAACAAAACCGACAACGTTACACTTGTATCCTTCTGCTACAAAGCAACGAACCCCGCCTCGTGAGCAGGGTTCGGAGCCAATGGCGGTAACCATAACCATTCCCAAGGTCTGCACGTTGGCAACAACTTAGGCTGGCCGATATCCATTATACCATACTATTTCTTTTTACGCCGCCGTTTTTTAGTTTTTAATGGAGGGCGTTCCGTAAACTTGTTACCCTGTTCTGGGTACGGACCCGTTACGGTTTCTGTGGTGATTGTCATGTCACTAGCATACCATATTGTGTATGCTATTGACGATTAGCGACCGCGTGCGCTTTGCCCACGAGTTCTTCTAACTGTGCAGTAGTCTGTGGACCCAATACTCTAAATACTTCTCTACCACCAATAATGATCAGTGTTGTTGGTACCGACGTTACCGCGTACTTTTTGAATACGTCTGGTTGTTCGTCAGCATCAACGGTGAAGAATTCAGCACTACTAATTTTCTCACTGAACTCATTGAACACCGGCGCATACTTTTTGCATGGACCACACCAATCGGCGGTAAATCTAATTACCTGCATTATGGAATTTCACACCCTCCCGCTGCACATGCCAATTCTTGAGACCCTGTAGTGTTGTCGTCAGACTCAAAGAAAGAGAGGTCTTGCCACCTGATACTCGATGGCATCTCTGATACCCTCTTGTCATATTCCGCCTTTGTAATTTCCTGATACGGTGCTTGACGATAAACATGATCTGTCGCGGGAAGGAATGACACTCCACCAATATCATCAAAATGATCGTACACCCATGCCGCAACACCAACCCACTCATTTTCATGAACATTAATTGTAATCGAAGGATTGTGCTCTGTCCAGTTATCACGATACATTTTCCATAAATCAAGATGTTGCACAGCAGTGAGATCCTTCGTTACAACGGCACCTTCTGGTGCGGCAATTGGAAAAGAGAATACTGTTGTGTCATCAGGCTTCATAACGTCAGGCTCGTGTGGAATTCCCGACTCTTTCATCATTACTGTCAGAGGATCTTTGTTGTCGCCACGAACAGTTCTTACATAGTAGGGGGAGTACCAAGGATGAACACCAGACGATACATTAGTTAACTGCGACACAGTATTGTGTGATTTTAGTGCCCCAGCATAAAACCAATGACTGTTTTCTACTTCTACGTCAAACGTCTCAACAGTATCTCCTTCCTCTACTGAGATAACTTTTCCAAAGAAAAACTTTCTACGATTTTCATTGTCACACATAAATGGAGAGTTACACTTTGACATCTTAATCGAATGTTTTTTAACTAAAGAAAATCTATCTGTTTTAGATGCACCAGAAATTGACATTAACCACATAGACTTTTCATCTTGGAGGTTCTCACCTTTTGTATTGTGTGATCTTCCAAATACAATTCCAACAGCCATTGCAACATCCTGTAGATGCTTAGAAAATTGTTTATACGACGTTGCAACAATGACATTTGCCTCCCCGTCTGATACACTTACACAACCATCAGAATCTACTAGCCCCGCTATGAAGGCGCAAATGGTCTCAAAACTTGACTCTCGAATCACTAATGGAATTTCTGGTAAATCCGTACGCTTGCGCCCATCGAGAGACTTATCAATACCATTTGCCAAAAAGAAATCATAAATGTCTCTTGATCCAAACTCAAACCTCCACGCATCGCGATCACCACAACTGAAAATATTGACATTTTTATCAAATTTTTCCATAACGACCCTTTGTGCTTTTTCCAGGCTATCTAAATTCTGGTCGATCAGCCTGATGCGGCCTTTATCCGACTGCATCGTTCCGTCGCCCCAGATATACCCAATAAGCCAAGCAAAATCCGCATCCATTTTTTCTGGCATTGTGTGCTTCTCAATGTTATGGTAAAACTGTGTATTCTTTTTGACCAGCAGCGCGTTTTCATTGTTCGAATAACAACCTACATTAGATTCAATAATCATGCCCGGTTGCAAATCACTAGTCTTTACCCATTCATCATTTGATGTTTTTCCGGTAAGTTTTGTTTTGTTTCTAAAATTATCAATTGTTTTCCATTGATGATTTGGGGTGGCCTCAATTTCTACACCGTACGACAACTTTACTTTTAGCGTTTCAGAAACACCATTCTTGTACGACTTACTGATCTTGTCTCCATTAATAGAAGTTTTTCCAGTGATCTCTTCCCATTGACTATCACCAGACACCAACTCCTCTAATGTATAAATACCCTCATTTGACGTTACAATGGCATTCTTCGGGCGGCAACCGCTAGGCTTATTACAAGTCACAGATACGCTAGGGCTAATTCCAATAATTTTTGATTCGACAACATTTGCAGCCACAGCAACCTCTCTCAACTCTGACAAAAATGCAGCGTTTTCTACACTAACATGATTTGTTAAACTATTGCCAAACACACCAGTCAAAGAAACCCCGAGAAGTCTTTCCTCTTCGGTATTATGCTTCCATGCTTTACGAATGTACTTAAAATTAGTTAATGCTGATTGCCAGGTTCCAACAACTGCGGCAATTCTTACTTTTTCCTTCAATGTCTCCTTGGTGTCACTTTCACGAACAACCACTTCAGACAGATTGCAGAACTGATTAGAGCGCAAAAAGATTTCATGACACGGATTACTTCTAATTCCACCCTTAAACTCCCTGCGGCCAAACTTTTCAAAGTGTGATTTAATAGCTTTTTCATTAGTCATTCCACGTTCGCCAGACTTCGATTCATAAAGGTTACGCCATTCTCTCAAGAACTGGGCAACGGAAGGAGTGTCTTTATATACAGCAGTATTGTTCGCCAATGCACGCTGTGGATTGTCTTCCCACCAATTACCAGACTTTGCTTTAGCCATTTCAAAATCATCAAGGTCCGAGAATGATATTAATGCTGCGCGCCTAACTCCACCGACTACAGTGACCTCTCCAACCTTACACATAATGTCATGCGCCTCAATTGACTTAAGTTTTCTCCCCCGAGCATTTCTAAACGTATTCACAGTAAACTCAAACAAACTCTCTAGTGGGGCCGGTCCTGAAGACCTACCGCCAAAAACCTTCAACCGTTCACCGGCAGCACGGACCTGAGACACATCCCACTGTGGGATCTGACCAGAATACAATAGTGCAATCAACTCTCTGAACGCCTTTGCCCATCCCAATTTGCTATCACGTACAACGATCACAGTTTCAGTAGCAAAAAATTCTTCAGCCACCGTAGGCAATTGCGAAATAAACTGACTTTCAACGCTAAACCCCACACCCGTTCCATTCATCAGTACATATAAAGCCTCATCGAACGAGCGCTGGTGGTCTACACCGATGAATGAGCAGTTGAAGCCAGCAATATTGTCACGCTCTAGCGCGGGTCCAGCAGACATTAGTGCTCTCATTGATGGCATGACGTCAAGATTGACGATTGCTGTGCGAACTTCATCAAAGATCGAATCGTCCTCGTAGAACTCCCCAAATCTAGATTTCATAAACGTAACGTATCTATCGACCGTTTCCGTCCACGTCTCTCGCCTACCCTCCTTTTCTAGCCATCTGGCGTAACGAGACAGATGAATAAAATTTTGATACGGATTCACCAGGAACCCATCGGCATTGATTACAGACATGAACTACTCCTTAATTTTGTGTGGATATATCCATTATACCACACGTAAGCCTATAGGGGACAATCTTATGTTTCTTTACTCAATCTTTACTGAAGCGATCAACGAGTGGCTGAAACGCTTTGTACGTCTGTCGTGTCCAGTCATATTCAAAGTGAATTTTGTGCGACTGCTCGTAGGCTTGATCAGCAAAATAGTCAAAGTTCTCGACGGCGTTAACAATCTGTCGTTTCAGTGAGGCACGGTCAATACCAAATACGTCCCCAGGATGCTCATAACCCCACGGAGAAGGCTTTAAAAAATCATCTACGTCTAGTCCCATAGAGAACTTTTTATATGGTGCCCAGGACGTATTAAAGACCACCGGCATTCCCGTAGCCAAACCCTGTAGGGGAATAAATCCGAACCCTTCCCCCGCGCTGGCGTACAACAGAATGTCATGCGAATGATACAGACTCACCATCTGGGCTTCAGTAAGGTTCTCAGAGATGACATTAACGTTAGGGAACAATTCTGGACGACCCAAAACCCCAGGAACTTTTGGATCATAACGAACTTCTGAGGGTCCGTTGGACTTAATAGTCAAGGTATAATCCATATCACCCTTGTATAATTCTTGAAAGACATCAAAGATTAGTTGACTATGCTTACGAACCGCTGGTCCACCTACTTGTAAGAATCTAATAGCCCTCCCGCGCTTCCTTTTAAGTGGACTCCAATTGTGTGTAATTCCGTGAGGGTATACCTTAGTAGGACTTAGTCCTAAGTTCTCAAACCATTGTTTGTTCAACTCAGAGGTACACCACAGTTCTGAAACACCCGCCATTTTTTCTTGCCAACCCTCTTGCAATGCTGTAGACTCCCAAGGAGTATACCCAATTGAATACTGATTTTCATGCCAAGCATAGTCTTGTGGCTGTGTAAACATGAATTGAATCGGTGAATCAGGGGAATCTAGGACTACCTTATGCCCGAGGTTCTGTAAACTGGTGACAATGTTGAATCCGGCGTAGCCGAATCCTGTTGATGTTTCAAGACCTGCGGGATGGGTAAGATAGGAGATCAGCATGATCTCATTGTACCACTATCAGGAATCAGTAGCCATATAGAAATTTCTCAAATTGGTAGAAAAAATCACTTGACAGAATCTGAGAGTACTGTTATACTAGTCTTTAAAGTCTTTTAGAAATTCAGAGAAAGTACGAAATTGAAACAATTTACTAAATTTAAGTAATTGTATTATATAGACGGACATGGCCTGTCTGTGGTAGACTTAACTAAGGTTCAAATGTAACCTCGTCGCTAACACAAGGAGAAAAATGAAGGGCGTCTGTACTCTATGCAAAGAAGGAGAAGGAAAGAAATCTCGTAAAGGTAAATTTGTAGTGTGGAAAGAGAAAAAGTATCATGCCACCTGTTTGCAAGAAATGACTTTAGATGTGCTTACTGCTTCAAAAATTTTACTGATGATTATCAAGTTAGATCTGGAAACAAGCCATACCATAAAACATGTCTTACCAGAAAGCGTGCAGTCTACCGCCGAAATAAGCCTCGCAAAGTCTCAAACTTCAACAGTGTCAAAAAGTAACTAGACTCAACTAGTAGGGCTGTGGTATACTCTCACTATGACTATTAATGAGCCTTGTTACCTATGCCAAAAGACCGTAGGAAATGAACGAGAAACGTATGATGGACATTTATTCCATAAGAAGTGTTGGACTAAACTCCGGCGGTTGGCTAAGGAAAAGGGTCTAATTGAGTAATATTAAAGTAGTCCAAACATACATCAATTACCTTCTTGAGAAAGACTTGACGTGGAAATATCCTTATTGTTCAGTCTGTGACTGTGAATTATGTATGCTCCCTGGCTTTAACGATGAGGAGGAAGTATACTTATTTTGTCTAGGGTATGGTTGTAACTTTAAACGATACCTCGGTCAACAATCCATTGACGAAATGAGTGAGTTCCTTGAGATTGAAGGTATTCAGACGCCCGCTTGATACTATCTTTACTAAATTTGAAAAGAAATACCGCGTTGAAGTCAAAGAATTATCATACTGTAGAGAGGAACCAGTAGTGACAGAAATTCCCGAAGGTTACATTAAGATCCTTGATAAAGGATACGTTGGGCTGACTAATTGTTTTGGAACAGAACTAGATATTGTTAACGCCGCCCGCGTTTCCTATAACAAGCAGTCGGAAGAATTTAGCGATGCAGACAAGAAACTGCTGAACTTCTTGCTGAGAGAAAATCACACTAGTCCATTGAGACACGTTAGTCTGTCTTTTGAGTGCTATACTCCACTGATGCTAGCACGTCAGCATTGGAAGTACGTAATTTCTAGTACCTTTGTTGACTACCAGAATGGCTGGAACGAGTCTAGCCGTCGCTATGTTTCTGATGCTATCGAATTCTATGTACCTACCGAGTGGCGATCCGCCCCCGAGAATTCTAAACAAGGGTCTGGCCCGCGACTAGAGCACGAAACTAATGAATTCTTTACTACTCGTTTGCTAGAGTACATTGATATGGGCCAGCAGATGTATAATCTGGCGATTAGTCAGAATATGGCACCCGAGCAAGCACGACTATTTTTGCCAGCGTACGGGCTATACGTTCGGTATCGCTGGACCATCAGTTTGGCCGGTTTGATTAACTTCTTTGATCAGCGACTAGCACCCGATGCCCAACATGAAATCACTGAATTAGCAAAAGCCGCATACGAATTAACTGTACCACACTTCCCGACTGTGCTAGAATACTACAAGAAGGAGAATCATGAAAATTTCGCTTGAAGATTTTAATCCACTAATGGATGAACCTGGGCGTGCAACTATTTGGTGCTGGGAATATATAGGCGAAGATGGGGCAGCGTATGAGGTCACTGGTCATGATATTAAGATGGGACCGTTGCCGTGGAAGATCGTTTAGAGTCTCTAGAGCAGGCCGTTGGCGGTATTTTAGTACAACTTGCACGTATATATGACGTATTGGTAGCCAGTATGCCAGAAGAGCACCGCGATCAGTTGCTTAAGATCCACGACAGCGGCGCCTTGTTGACAGAACTACCTTGGTTGAATGAGGATTACACTTCTGATACAATGGATGAAACTAAGGAGTAGTTCTGACATTCACTAGCAAAGACCTTGCTATTCTTGTGCCTATGCTTGGTCGCCCTTGGCATATTAATCCGTTGCTACGTTCAATTCGTCAGACTGTACCAGATTCCCGCGTACTATTTGTTGTAACACCAGATGATACAAATGTCATTAAAAAGTTAGACACACTAAAGGAAGAATATATTAGTATAGATTACGACGAAATTGGTGATTATGCTCGCAAAATTAATGCTGGATTCAATTATACTGACGAACCTTTGATTTTTACTGGTGCATCAGACTTAAAATTCCATCCGCGTTGGTTTGAACGAGCATTAATATATATCGAAGGTGGAAAACATGTTATCGGAACAAACGATTTGGGCTTGGATCGTAGCATAAACGGCACACATTCCACACATACATTAGTTACTCGTGAGTATATTGATAAGTATGGACTGATTGATGAGCCTGGTAAAGTACTATGTGAAGATTATGTTCACGAATTTTGTGATGATGAATTAGTTCAAACAGCAATCTTTCGTAATAAATGGGCATGGTCTGGTACATCGTACGTTGAGCATATGCATCCAATCTGGGGTAAGGGCGTGTGGGATGCTTCGTACACTAAAGATAAGGAACGAATGTTTAAGTCACGAGCAATTTTCGATTTAAGGAGACAGTTGTGGACGCAACAATAATTATCGGCATCTTTGGTGATTCAAAATATTGGATGCACCGTGCAGAAATGAATGCTGTTCCTTCTGCGGAACGCCAAGGGCGTCGGGTAATAGTGTCGTATTCTGATACATTAGCCAAAGCACGAAATTCTGGTGCAGCAAAAGCCGAAACCGAGTGGCTCATTTTTTTGGATGCCGACGATGAGTTGAAATTAGGGTACGTCGATGCTTTAATGGCTGGTAACGGAGATTTGCGCGCACCAGCAGTACAATGGATCAAGGATGGTGTACCGTCCGAACCAGAAACTCTGGATACGCGCGATATTGAAACGATGAATCCTTGTGTTATTGGTACCGCGATTCGCAAGTCAATGTTTGATAAAATTGGCGGGTTCCAAGAATGGGAAGCATGGGAAGATTACGCATTGTTCTTGAAGGCGTATCGTCAGGGTGCAGAAATCGTGCATCATCCTCAAGCGGTATACAAAGTGTACGATAGTGCGAATTCAAGAAATAAGCAAAATTTTGATGGCGCTCAGTTGATGAATATGATACAGTTGGCATCATGGATGGAATAACACTGGTCATTATGACCGACGGACGCAAGCAATACTTAACACGTACTATTGATTCTTTGTATCAGTTGCATAC